GCGCTTACTTCCAGAACTGGTCGCTTACGCGACGTAGCCTGTGGGGGCGCCAAGGACCTAGGTTAGGCCATACGAATGTATGTCCAACCTCTACCGTGGGTCGTGACGGCCTTCCACGCAAGGACTCAAATCCTTGGGAGAAGTCCGTCCGATTGCCGTTCAGGAATGCCGTAAGACATCCCTGTTCGGATATCCGACGCATTTGCATTTTCACTTTTCGATATTCGAAAGTGAATCCGCTCCATCCTCTATCCCGGAACTCTCTATGGAGTCTGGGGTTTGCTTCATCGAAGTTACTGATGAAACCGACATCAGAGGGCCCGGGTCTTGCGACCCCGGCCGCAGAGTCCTCGTCAACAAAATTGACTGGGATTCTGTATTGGTGTTGGTCTGGACATGCTGTAAAGCACGTAATCCAAGCAGGTAGAAGACGGATATCACAAGAGCCACCGCCATTGCGGCGATGACTCCAGCGGCGAATTGCATTAGCGTAGATATAACAGATCGAAGGAAAGTCATGGTTATCGGACCTAAAGAAGAATGGTCTGACGTCATGCCCATCAAAGAAATCTGTCCCACAGCTTTCGAAAAACCGTCCACTGCCGAACGATTTCTCGCCGTTCACTTCGAACCCGAGGAAGGTTGAAGCCTCGCGGAACAACTCAAGAGCATCCTGTGGAAGAATAACATCGTCCCCAAAAGAGGCGACGGTGTGTATCAGCCAAGGTGCAGCAATCTCTGCCGCAGCGAGCGCTAATCCATAAAAGATTAGCGTCTCCAGCTCGAAAGTATACCCGTTCCCCATGCTTGACCACTTCTCGAGGGGGACTATCTCTCCATCAACCTGCGTATTATCTACGCGGGCATAATGGAGGAGGTCCGCCCATTCGAAGGGCAGCAATAACCAGACGGCATTTCTGCTGACTGTATCACTTGCACGAGAAAAATCGACTGTGGCAAGCCCCGTAGTTTGGGCCTTGCCAGCAAGACACCTATTTGTGTCTTGTGTGTCGATATCTAAGCCAAAAGCGCGTAACCGGTCCTTGAGTAATGAACCGATCCCTTTCTGAATAAAAATATTCAGATCGGGTTCGATACATATCCCACGGTCCGTCTTCGCATTCTTGGGAACTGTAATGAACTTATTGCTAATAAGGGGATTGAACCCCTTAACTGTCCGACGCCACATTAGTGGCATCGAAAACAGGCCAAAGTCCATACACCTAGGAGTGCAATCAATAATTGGATTGCTGTATTTCTTTCCCTGGGTCACAATGCCAGAGATCGAAGTGGTGGCGCCTGGACCAAAACCCATTTTCTCCTCGCATAATGCGAGCTTCTTCCTCGATAGAGGACCTAGAATCTTCCCGATCCATTCCTGTGCTTTTATCAAGACAGGCAGTAGATCAGGACGGTCGACCTGACCGTTAAGGAGATTCGAGAGACGGATATTGGTTTCGGCGCACTGCCGTTCACTCTTCCAAAAGCTTTCTACGGCTTTTGCCCTCTTATCAATTCCTGCGTCAATACGCGGGTTCTTGGATAGGACGCTGGTGACTAAATAGTCGTCTTCAAAACGACCTTTGTCATCATAATCCTGAGGATTTATCTTTAATTCAAGGAGTTGATTAAACTCCTGATATTTGATAAGAAGATAGACGGTCAGTGCTCTTACAGAGCCTATACCCTCACAAAGGCGAGCAGCTGCTCGGAGCTCCAAGGCTAACACCTTGGAACCGACACTAACGTGCTTCGGTTTTCCGATTTTCATAGTCTATACCCGGTTAATACATCGGGTCCAGGTCCTTCATCACGGCCTTAACGGTCGCATTTTGCAAAGCATTCGAGAAGAATGCGTGCAAATTCGCCCGATCGGAAGCGCTGAAGGTATCTGGGATGACTGCATAGCAGCGAACACGACCAATAGAGGCCACACTCGATACGCCGTTGATAGTAGTTCCGACTGGGTAGTCGAAATTAATATCGATTCGGTTAGTCGTTCGTTTGCCTTCCGGAGCCGAATAGGCAACCGTAAGACGAGGGAACAACGCCGAAACGCCCGTGGTGCGGTCGACGAAAGTCGACTTTTCCGGGGCAACGCGTTCTGGGCCAAAGGTGACAGCGACAGGAGTCGCGGCTCCATTGTTAATGGAGAGGGGTGCAGTAACTTGCATGTTGAGTCCAGGAAGATCCGATGAACGATTATCGGAGTTTACGTAAAAGAGCCAGGCCATTAACGACTTTCGTAAGCGAGTCGCTGGGCTCATATCCAAAATTCGGAAGTGGGAGGTCATTGCGAGGACCGAAGCGCTGATAGCTCTTCTGTTCTTGCATAAAATGACCCCCATAAACCGATCCTTCCGTACGGCTTTCGCCTTTTACGGAGCTATAGTAAGTTAGGTCCGAAACACCGACTAGGGCATCAAGAGATGCCAACCAGTCGCCGACCGGAAATAACCAATCTACAACAAAGGAATAGGGTATGAGTTCCCAGGCTAAAAGGGCCGGGTTTGTGATTCCTACTTCGGCGAGCTGCTTAACAGCAGCTTCCCTGATACGGTAACGGGCCACCATGCGCATCTGGTAAGATGCCATGGCCTGGGCCGTGCCCCGGATAGTACCAGTTTGTGGCCATCTCTGACTCTCCGATTGATAGGAGCGTTTTGAGACGGTTTTAAAGTGGTATTTTCCTTCAGCAAGGGTCTTGCGTAATGCTTCGCAAGATCCGTAGAGATCTGACAACGTTGGTTTCATACCATATTGGTATTGTAACCAACGATTGGCAACATCCAGCTGAACCCTATCAGAAGGTTTCTTCAGGTATCGTTTAACACCTGCGATCACCTTTCCTTTTCGGATATGAAGATAGGCATCCACAACATCTTTCGCTACAGAGCTGAACAAGTCAGCAGTCTTTCGGTACTCCGCAGAAGCCATTGCGAGATTCAGATTCGAATCTTTGATGGCCGCACGCATTTTACCAGAAAGCTCCAAAGTGGGGTTCGGTGCCGAAAATGGCATCGAACCGGTCCACCACCTTGAAGGTAGAGCGACTCTCCACGATCTCTCGTCGA